CAATCGCCTTTGGGTGGTTGGTATTTTTGTTGTTAATATTTATTATTATGGCCGTAATCAGCGGAATAATTGAAGGTATAAAGAAAGGAATAGAAAAATGAAAGATTGGAAAGAAGGCTTTATCGATGAGTATAATTCGCTTAAGGATAAATATACAAAATTACATAAAATGGTTATCAAATACGAAGCTGGTACGCTTGAATTTGAGCTAAAATGCTCAATTGAAGTTTTAAAAAATCAAAAACGTGCCATGGGTCAGTATTTATACTGGCTCGAAGTTCGATCAGAAATCGAAGGAATCGAATTATAAAACTAACCGTATGGAATCCCGTACGGTTTTTATATTGTCCAAGCATTGACGACACTAAAAGCTATGGAAATTACAGTCGGGGACGACTTTAAAAATAGGAGGTTCGCAATGAACGAAGAAACACAAACAGTCGAAACGGTTGAAGAACAAAATGTACCTGCAGAACCTGCACCACAACCGCAAGACGAGAAGAAGTACACGGACGCAGACGTCGATGCTATCATCGATAAGAAGTTTGCTAAGTGGAAATCAGAGCAAGAAGCCAAGGAAAACGAAGCTAAGAAACTTGCTAAGATGAACGCTGATGAGAAGCAGAAATATCAGTTGGATCAGCGTGAGCAAGAACTAGCTGATCGTGAAAAGGCTATTGCTCGTAAGGAATTAACCGCAGAAGCTAAAGCGATGCTAAGTGAACGTGACTTACCTGTTGAGTTAGTAAATGTAGTTGATTTGACAAGCGCAGAGACGGTATCTGAATCTGTCGCTGTGTTGCAGAAATCATGGGAGCAAGCCGTGCAAAAAGGCGTACAAGAAAAGCTAAAAGGCGGAGCTCCGATGAAGCAAGCGCCAGTCGATAGTGACGGTATCACAAAAGAAGAATTTGCTCGTATGGGTTATCAGAGTCGAAACGAACTCTATCAAAATAACCCAGAACTCTATAAGAAATTGAAAGGTTAAAATAAATGACAGCAGGACAAACTAAATTAGCCACTATGGTTAACCCAGAAGTGATGGCGGACATGGTTTCCGCTAAACTACCTAAATTGATTAAATTCACTCCGCTTGCTTATGTGGAGACAGCGCTCCAAGGCCAACCGGGTAACACTCTAACAGTTCCAGCTTGGGAGTACGCAGGAGATGCGACAGAGGTTGGAGAAGGCCAAGCTATTTCTCCAGACCAATTGACTACTAAAAAGACTACTATGACAATCAAAAAGGCTGCTAAAGGTTATGAAATTACCGATGAAGCTCTTTTGTCAGGTCTTGGCGACCCACTAGGTCAAGCTACTTATCAGCTTGGTTTGGCTATTGCTAACAAGATTGATGATGATTTGGTAGCAGTAGCTAAGACTGCAACACAGCACGTTGCAGAAGCTCCAACAACAGGAGCAGCTCTTGATAAAGCACTTGCTATTTTTGACGATGAAGAAGACGCAAAATATGTAGCTCTTATCAATCCAGCAGATGCCATTGATTTGCGTGCTAACACTGTGAAAGAATGGATTTCAGGCACAGAAGTAGGAGCGAATACAGTTGTTTCTGGTACATTTGGAGAAACACGAGGTGTTCAAATTGTGCGTACTAAGAAAGTTGAAAAGGGTAAAGGCTTTATCGTCAAAGTCTCTCCTAGTCAGACTCAGACAGACGATGCCAACAAATACGGTGCGTTTGTTATCATGCTAAAACGTGATGTGGCTATCGAAACAGACCGTGACATCCTTAAAAAGACGACGGTTATCACTGGTGATGAACATTACGGTGTTTACCTATACGACCCTACACGAGTTGTAAAATTCGGTGAGTAAGAGGTGACGATATGAGCTTATTGCTACGACGTCATTATATCCAAGAGGAGCAAGCTGGCCAGTATTCTGATTTAGAGAATAAGACTTTAGAAGAGTTAAAGAATCTAGCTAAAGAAGCTGGCATAGCTGGCGCCTATAAGTTGACAAAAGCCGAAATTGTAGAGGTGTTGGAGGAACTGAAGAGTGAAAGTTAAAGTCAAGCAAGATTTTTACGATTGGGAAGCCAACGTAAAACGACTTGCGGGCGAAGAGCTTGACCTTGCTGATACACGATACGCTGAACTTGTAGAGAATTTTGCAAGCAATGGCGTATCTGTATCAGATATCCTTGAGGAAGTAGGCGGTACTGAAAGCTATAATCCAGCAAGTTATAGCTCAGTCAGTACCGTTCAAACCCCTCAAGTGTATGTATCGGGAGAGACTAAGCCTTTAAGTCAAGAAGGAGTTTAAAATGTCTATAGAGTTGCTGAAGAAAATGACAGGCGAAGAAGATACTCAGCTTCTCATGTTGCTCCAAACGAGGGCTACAAATCTTATCTTGTCAGAGACTAATCGCACATCTTTGACACCTGCTTTAAGTCTCTTAATACCTGAGGTTGCTATTGAGCTCCACAATCGCTCGGGAGCGGAAGGAGAGCATTCTAGAACCGAGGGTGGTATAGCAGTAGTGTACGGAGAAAACGGCCTGTCTACGGGTCTTCTACAACGTATACGCATGCACAGACTAGCAAGGGTGGCAGGCCATGTTTTTGAAGCAGAGTAGACTGAAACCTTATCCAATGCGACGGTTTGAAAAGACTGTCACAGAGGAAGGTGTCGCAAAAGAAGGATATGCCAAGGAAGCTGAGACAGTCCGTCTTGAGTTGTGGCCAGCTAGTAGTAAACTACAATCTGAATTGTATGGAGAGCGTGTCAATGATATTTTGAATGCCAATGCCAACAAGTCAGCTACTATCAACGTGAAAGATGGTGTGTGTATCGATAGCCAGACGGAAGTGACTCATAGGGTTATTTCTAAGAAGGTTTACACACATCATCAAGTTTTGGAGTTAGAGCGTGTCAGAGCTACTAGGGGCAGATAGACTTATAGCTAAGTTCAGAAGGCTATCAGATGTTACGCAACGAGACATCGTTTCAAAAGCGGTTCATCATGCAGCTAAAACTATTGTCCAAGCTGATGCTAAGAGACTAGCACCAGGTAACAATGGAGAACTTAGAAATAGTATCAAAACTAGGGTTAAAATGGACGGAGATAAGGCTATAGCAGAGGTTTATACCAATCTGCACTACGCTCCTTATGTTGAGTTTGGAACAGGACCAAAAGGACAAGCTAGCCATTCGGGTATCTCCCCAGAAGTTAGCGTGTCTTACAGGTCTAGTCCTTGGTATGTGCATGAAGACCAAATCAATGTAGGACCTTACCACTTTCAAAAGATTGGGGAGTTCTACAAGATGTATGGTCAACCTGCCCAGCCTTATCTTTATCCAGCTTTGAGAGACAATCAAGAGCGTGTGTCTAAGAATATTTCGAATTATGTCCGTAGAAAGATAAGAGAACAAATATAATGATCAATATCAAGCCTGTTATTTATAAAGAATTGCAAAAGGTCGCAGATAATGTGACCGATACTTATCCTAGCGATTGGGAGACTTTCCCAGTCGTTATTTTTTTGGAAGAACAGAACAAGCCGGGTGAATGGTTCGATGACCAGGAACAGAAATCCTCTATCCGCTATAAGGTGGATATCTTTGATGATACCAGCACTAGTGAGTTAGCTGTTAAAATCAATCAGATTTTTGAGTCTTTAGGTTTGCGAAGAACCGACTGCCAAGATGTACCAGACCCGTCTCATTTGAGACATAAGGTCATGCGTTTTGAAGGTGTCGTTGACTTACACTCAGAGCTTGTTTTTCAATTTAGAATGGAGAATTAAACATGTTAGCAAATGGAATTACGTTAGCTTATGGTACAGCTAAAGGAACTTATACTAAACTTGCAGGACTTAAGGAAGTACCTGAATTCGGTATTGAGCCTGAAAAAGTAGAGAATACTACCCTTGAAGATAAAGTTAAGAAATATGAGTTCGGTATCGGTGATGCAGGGGAATTGGAATACAAATTCGCTTATAAGAACGATAGCGCAACTGCTCCTTATCGTGTATTGCGTACAGCGGCAGATAACAAGACAAAACTTTTCTTTGAGCAAACTTACCCAGACAACACTAAAGTGCATTTTGAAGGTCAAGTATCTGTTAAACTTGGCGGTGGCGGTGTCAATGCTGTTATCGAGTTTACCCTTAAAATTGCTTTGCAGTCAGAGTTGGAATTTGTAGACGGAATTGGAGGTTAATTAAATGGCGTTACCTTACTCAATTTGGAAGATTAGCGATGAGAAAGAGTTGAAACTACGACTTTCATCTCATCAAGCAGCAAAAGTTGAAGAAAAAATCGGTATGAACCTATTGAAAATCTTCATGCCAGAAGCTGGTGAAGAGTTTCCTTTACCTCCTTTGAAAGTTGTGTTGCTCTTGATTCATGGGGCTTTGCAAAAGTATGAGAATGGGTATTCTCTTGAAGATGTCTACGATCTGTACGATGAATACGTGGACAATGGTGGAGACCAAACAACCTTCATGACAGAGGTTTTAATGCCACTCTTTGAAGTATCGGGTTTTACTCCACGAGGAAGCAAGAACAAGAAAACTTCCAAGAAGAAAATGACAGTAGTCGAGTAATCTTAACGGTAACGCAGATTATTGAGAGGCTTTATCCTATGTTCTTAGACATTGGGGGTAAGCCTCTTGATTTTTGGGATTTAACGGTGCTTGAAATCAGGGAAATGATTGAAAGCTACAACCGTGTCAAAATCCAAGAGCGTAAAGAAAAGATTATTGACTCTTATAGACTTTCGCAGATGATATCCAACCACGTTTCCTTATTGTTATCGAAAGACGCCAAGGTCTTTGAGTTCTGGGAATATGCGCCCGAGTTGTTTGTAGAAGAACAACAAGCGGTAGAACAGGAACGACAGAGACAAGCACTTTTGTTGCATAAGCAACGGATGCGTGAATTTGCAGAAAGACATAATCGAAAAAGGAAGGAGGAAATGAATGGCAACTCTTGACGAATTGAAAGTCATGATTGACGCTGAGATAGCGCCTTTCAGGAAGAAGATGAAAGAAGTCGAGAATCAGGTCAAGGGAACATCTGACCAAGTGAAAAATGCCACTGCAAAAGTTCGTGAACAGTCGAACTCTATCGGCAGTGCGTTTGGTAAGCTAGCTAAGTTCGCTGGTTTTGCAATCCTTGGTAAGAAATTGCTTGATGTTGGGATGTATTCAGCGCAGACGGCTCTTGAAGTGTCAGCGTCTATGAACCAAATCAAGCGACAGATGGGCGAGAGTTCGCAATCTTTCTTAAAATGGGTCAACGATAACGCCAATGCTATGAATATGGGGGTGGGTGAGGCGACCAACTATGGTGCAGTCTACTCAAACTTATTTTCTGGATTTATCAAAGATACCAACAAGCTAAGCGCCTATACTGCTAAGATGTTACAGACATCGGCAGTTATTGCAGAAGGTTCAGGCCGTAGCATTACAGACGTTATGGAGCGTATTCGCTCAGGTTTGCTAGGTAACACCGAAGCAATTGAAGACCTAGGAATCAACGTCAATGTGGCTATGATTGAGTCTACTGAAGCTTTTAAGAAGTTCGCAAACGGACAGAGCTGGCAACAGTTGGACTATCAAACCCAGCAACAAATCCGTCTTATGGCTATCTTGGAACAGGCTACAGCCAAGTATGGTGATACCTTGTCCAACTCAGTCAATGGCAGTATCAGCTTGTTTAAGTCGCTGATGAAAGATAGTGCATTGAATTTGGGTAATGCTATGTTACCGATTATCAATGCGATCATGCCTGTCTTGAACTCTTTTGCTATGGTATTGAAGAATGTTACTGCTAAACTCGCTGAGTTTATTGCTTTAATGTTTAACAAGAAAGCTACGGTAAAAGATGGTGTCGGTGGAGCAGTTGGAGACATGGGTAATGCCATGAAAGATGCTGCAGGCGGAGCAGGAGACCTTGCTGATGCAGTGGACGACGCTGGAGATTCAGCAGGAGGACTTGCTGATAATCTTGGAGACTCAGCTAAAAACGCTAAGAAAGCTGCTAAAGAATTGCTAGGTCTTTTGGGATTTGATGAGATTAACATCTTGCAAAAACCAAAAGACGATGATGCAGGCGGTTCTGGAGGCGGTGGAGGCGGTGGCGGAGGCAAAGGTGGTAAAGGAAAGGGAGGCGGTGGCGGACCTTTCAAAGACATTTTGCCAGAAGTCGAGTTGACCGACATGGACAACAAATTCAAGAGCATTTTTGATGGTCTTGGAGATAAGCTGAAAGGGTTGTTTGACCTCTTCAAAAAAGGTTTTGATGCAGCATTTAGACCAGAAGGTTTAGAGCGTATCAAAGCTGCTTTAGAACGAATCAAGAAAACTCTTGAAGAAATCGCTACTGACCCAAGAGTTGTAAATGCCTTTAACCGCATGACCGAAAAAATCGCTTATGCTTTGGGCCAAATAGCTGGTTCGTTAGCTACTATAGGCGTTGGTATTGGTGTACTCCTTACTGAAAGTATTGCGAACGGCCTTGAAAGGCAAAAAGAACGCATTATCAGGGCGCTAGTTGCTCTGTTTGATAATATTGGTAACATTGCAGAGGCAGTAGGAAACATCGCTCAGGTTTTTTCTAGTGCTTTCTACGACGTCATTACTTCAACTGGTGCGGTTCGTATCGGTAGCGCTATTGTGTCAACTCTATTAAGCTTGACATCTACCATTGTTGAAGTCGGTAGCAAATTAGCAGGAAGTTTGTTTAAAGGATTTGAAAAAGTCGTTGTGACAAGCGCTCCTAAAATTTCATCAATGCTTCAAAGTCTTTTGGACATTGTAGCTCCAATATTTGAAACTATCGAGAGTGTTGTTGATAAGTTTGGCGATGGATTGAGTAGTGTCTACGATGAACATGTAGCCCCTGCTATTGACTCTATTGCTAATGCTTTTAACGGACTAATTGACATTATTCAAATACTTTGGGAAGGAAGTTGGAAGCCTTTCGCAGAGTTCTTGTCTAACACATTCGGCATAAGTATTGAAACCGTCGCTGATTTACTAGGCGGTATCATACTGGAAGCATTGAAGTTACTAGCTGATACAATCAAGCTAGTGGCTGATGGTTTTACTGCTTTTTCAGATTGGTGTAAAGAAAATAAAGAGATTATCTCTACGGTCGCTAGTGTAATTGGTACGCTTGCAACCGTGTGGCAAGGAATTAAGTTCTTGTCTTGGGCTGAACAAGCTGGAGGGCTTGCAGGAGCATTCGAATTATTAAGTGGCAAGGTTTCCTTTATTGTTAGCGGAATTAAAAACCTTGGACTAGCTTTGAAAGCTTTGACATTTGATAAATTGGTCAGCTTCGGTGAAACCATCTATTTGAATGCGTTGTATGCAAAAGACTTTGTGGTTAATTCTGGGAAATTGATTGTAGAGTTAGGAAAAACTGCTCTAGAACTTGGTAAATCAGCACTGGCGTGGGGTGTTCATGCAGCACAAATGGGACTTGCAGCAGCGGCAGAAATTGCTCAATCGGTTGCAGCAGGAGTTGCAGCAGCTGCAACATGGGCACTCAATGGAGCCATTGCGGTATTGACCAGTCCGATAACTTTAGTTATTGCAGCAATCGCAGCCTTAATTGCTATCGGTGTCTTGCTCTACCAAAACTGGGATACTGTTGTTGAGTTTGCTAAAACAGTATGGCAAGGACTATGTGATTTTATCAGTGGTATTTGTCAAGCGATTGGCGAATTTTTCAGCGGTTTATGGACGCAACTTCAAGAAATCTTTGAGCCAATAGGTCAATGGTTTGGCGAGAAGTTCCAGCAAGCGTGGGATGCCATTGTAAACATATTCTCTGGTATCGGAGAGTGGTTTTCTGGTGTATTCCAAGGTGCGTGGGATGCTATCGTTAATATCTTCACACCAATCGGCTCATGGTTCGGACAACGTTGGGCAGATGTTACTAGTGCTTTGGCTAATATCGGGGCATGGTTTACGGACATGTTCCAAAAAGCATGGACCGGTCTAACAAACATCTTTAGCAAACTAGGTTCATGGTTTGGTGAGAGATGGGCAGATGTGACTAATGCATTATCCAGCGTTTCAAACTGGTTTGGTGAGATGTTCACTAATGCATACAACGCAGTAAAAGATGCTTTCAGCTCTATCGGTGACTTCTTTAGTGGCGTTTGGGAAACTGTAAAAGGTATCTTCGTAAACGCTGGTCAAATGGTCGGTGAGGCAGTAGGTGGAGCATTTAAGAGTGCTGTTAATGCGGTTCTTGGAACGATTGAAAATGTAGTCAATGGCTTCATCGGAATGATTAACGGTGTTTTAGATGTTGTCAGAAACTTACCTGGTCTAGGATGGGTCGGTAGTGTAAGTACAGTCAGTCTCCCTCGTCTTGCCCGTGGTGGTATCGTTGATAGTCCAACGATCGCCATGATTGGTGAAGCAGGTAAAGAAGCGGTCGTACCACTTGAAAACACAGGATTTATCCAAACGCTAGGACGAGTTGTCAGCAGTGCGGTAGTAAATGCCATGGCTGGTGTTGGTCCGCAAGGTGGATTTTCTGGCGACGGCGACATCGTTATCCAAATAGCAGGCCATGAGTTCGGACGGGTAGCAATCCAAGAAATCAACAAGGAACATGAACGAGCAGGTCAAACCTTGCTCAAGATTTAGGAGGTTAAATGGCACAATTGACAATCAATGGGGTGGCTGTGAAGCCTCCCAAATCTTTTCAGGTCGGCATTCAAGATATCGATGGAGAAACAGGGCGTAATGCCAATGGCGATATGGTGCGAGACCGTATCACGACCAAACGCAAACTAGACTGTGAATGGGGCATGCTGACTCAGGAAGAAATGAGTCAGCTTTTAAATGCCGTGTCAGCAGTCTTTTTTGAGGTTTCATACCCTGACCCTGTTAAAGGTCAGACAACTGGGACTTTCTACGTCGGTGATAGGACAGCTCCAAGCTATACCTTTACTGAAAAGTTCAAGCCTTGGTCTGGTGCTAAATTTAATCTAGTAGAGAGGTAAGAAAATGGACGCTTTAACTAGACGACAATTTGATAGAGCCATGTTTGCCAAGGACAGGACGCTGGCTATCCGTGTTGGTGATTATGCTTCACGAGATATCAAAGAGGCTAGTTTTGAGTATGGCTATATCAAAGGTGATACGTACAAGCCCGGTGGAACGTGTGCTGGTAGCGGTAAAATTACCTTTACCAGTATCATTACCACGTTCAATAAACTGGATATCCTACACCCCGAGATTGGTCTACTGGTTGGGGATACTTACCAGTGGGTCAAGATGGGGGAATACTTCATTAACGATATCGAGATTGACAGGAATCGAAACACAACCACGCTGGAGCTCATGGACGGTATGTTTAAGCTTAATCGCGAGTACGTGACGGACTTGCATTTTCCAGCTGAAGTACGAGAGGTTATTCAGGAAATCT